AGATGCCATTTCAATAAATAACATCCCAGTAGAATCCGGGGAGAAATCATTGTAAGTGTTTGGGAAGTATGTTTTAGAATATTCTATAAGAGAACTTCTAAAATCATTAAAATCTCTATCTATATATCGTATGTCTCTCTGTAGGTTTGCCATTATTGTAATAATATATTTACTGTGTCTTCAAACCCTAATAAAATAACTTGATAAGTTAATGTAAAATACAAAGTATTATTATCAGGTTGAGGGTCAAAAACTATTTGTTTTACTTCTATTATAGGGAATTGGGATGCTATATATTCTGTTATTGTACTTTCTAAATCTTCTAAATTACTCCCTTCTAGCATATCAAAAACTCTAGTTCTTAAATCTGCCCCATAGTTAGGTTTAAATACTCTTTCTCCTTTATTGGTAAGTAAAAAATTAACTAAATTTGCTCTGGTTTGTTCTCGTGTTGTATATGTAGGTACAAAAACAGCATCACCGTTTATAGGAAAACCAAACCCAACCGCCTTTCGAGGTTGACTATCAATTGGTTCTTTATTTGATATTATTTGTGCCATTTTTTATTTACTTTTGCATTAAACCCATAATTTGATCCATCCCAACACTCCCACCTGGTAGTGATCCGTTTGCAGGGTCATACCCTGATTGAGGTTGAAATTGCCCTTGGGCACTATTAGAATTGAGGGGGGAGGCCATATCACCTAAGATATTTTTATATGCTTCTCTCTTATCTTCTTCGGTTAATGAGCTTACATTTGATTGTGGTTGTGTAACTTGTTCCATAACTGGTGACGGAGAAACAATTCCACTAATCTTAGGAGCACGAACAGCTTCCAATAGAATTTCTTTCAATTCTTCTTGAATAGCTTCCTTTACGGCACCCTTTATTAGTTTTTTTAGTTCTGTTGTCTTCATTTTTATTATAAATATTAGAGTAATTAATTTTTGTGCATTTTTATTATGTTGATTTTAATTTACCACGAACCTATAAGTAGGGAGTTTTTCTTAGCTAGAAACTATTCTTGTTTGAACCCATCTTAATTTGGCATCACTCCACTTATAATAGGTTTTCATATTGTATAACCCCACATTAATATCCCAACCCTTACTTGCTATATATCTTTCTTCCCCATCACTTTTCCCGAAGCTATCAAAGGGTGTGGTTTTTGCGGAGGTGGTTACATTTTTCCAACTACCAAGGAGGATATCATTGTTCCAATATTGGATTATTGGTTCTTGGGATTCCTTAACTTCACCTGAAAGTGGTGGTGAGGAGGGATTGATGTTGAAGAGTGATGAATTGTTAGGGATTGGGTTTAAAATTGGAGGGGGAGATGGGTGGTTGGAGGTGAATTCCCAAAGCAATTCGGGGAAAACACTATTGTTTGGGTTTGGTGATTTTTGTATTGTTCCTAAGGTAGATGGTGAACCCATTGGTGGGTAGGTGTAAGGTATTCCTTGAAATTTTAAAGATTTGTAATAATCTAATTTTGATTTTCTAGTTTCATTCTCCCAATACTTGAATGATTCAATTGGGTTTTTCTTTAAATAGGAATCTAAAACTATACCTCCTCTTTGTTGGACATAATTTATGGCCCCCAATTTCCCATAATTTAATACTGTGCCATATTCACCTGGGATTTTACCCATTGCTATACTTTCAGGGGATCTTGTAAAAAAGGTGGGAGCAAGAGAAGTGTAAACAACTTCAGTATTAAGAGCATAAACAAAAGATCTATGTTCAGTTATTGAACGATAAGATTCGAAAACTTTACCACCTTTTAAATTTTGCACGTATTCAATTGCTTTATCATCCCTCATATCAATAACTACACTTTTGTCATAAGGGGAATTTCCCACTTTTACATTGGTACTATCATATACAATTCTACTATTTTGGAGATTGATATTATCTACTCTCTCGTTAACAGCTTTATCAATTTGTAGTTGGATTTCACTTACTAAAACTTGAATTGATGTAGCAAAAGAATATGGGTTATCGTTATCACCTGTTATTCGGACGTCATTTTCATCATCTTTAGCAACAGCCGGAATATTATAAATAACCGACCCCTCAAGTATTAAACCTAGTCTTTTATCTATTTGATAGGTATCCAATAATTCTTTATCTATGCTGGTTGGATTTGTATTAGTAGAATTTTTTATAAATGTACCTTGAATCCGATTTGATGGGAGGGAAAATGGGTCGGGGTTTGATTGGATTATACATTTATAACCTCTATATATATAAGGTGGGTTAGCATTTGGAGATAATTGTTTTAATAACGCTTTATTAGAGGCTAAATTTTTATCGGGGTCGGAATTTGATACTAGGGGTCCAGGGAGTTTTAAAGTTTTTGCATTTATTTTCCGCCCTTCGGCTTGTAAAACAGCATCGAAATCTGCTTCTGTAGGTGGGAAAGGCATGGGTGTAGTTGAAGTTACTTCTCCGGTAAGGGGGTCAATAGTTTCTATAGGATCGCCAAGAAAAACTCTAATAACTGTAAAAAGTCCTGTTACCTGACTCATCATATCATCAACTACCCCCAATGCAGGTGCTATTGAATTAATTGCTGATGTTGCTTGTGTAACAACTGAATCAATTGCATCTAATGGGCCTTTAGTTGCTGAAATTACTTTTTCAGCTGTAGTTATAACAGTCCCAAAAGTGTTGATAACACCTACGGTTATTGCAACTGCTGGGGTACCAACTGCTGTTGGGACTGGCATGGTTTTGAGGACTTTTATTGCTATATCTAAAGGATCTATAATGGATTTTCCGGTTTTGGAAACTTTATCTAAAGTTTTAAGGGGTTCTTGGATTGGTTCAATTGCAGATATAATTGCATTTTTAGCTTCAATTATAGGGTCTAACTTGAGTTCTAAATTATCAAGAAGATCTCTAACGGGTTGTTTAACTTCTTCGGGAATTTGTGGTTTTAGTTTTATTGCTTCCTCTATTATAAATTGCTTAGGAAATGTAATCGATATATCTGCTTTGGGGTTTTTCAATATAGCCCTAATGTTAAATGGGAGGGGGAATGGTATTTGTTCTTCAATTTTAGTTGCAACTATATCTATTATTTTATCTTGCAATTGTGCCAGTTTAATATCTAGTTGGAATGCTTTACTTATAATCAGCACATAATTATATATTACTAATAAATTAAGTCCTCCGGCCATTATTTAGTTTTTGTTATTGTGGATTTAAAACTTTCAAGATTAGTTTTCATATTTATTGCTTCTGCTGCAAGATTAGATGCAGGTCCTTGAATTTCAGCATTTAACCCATCTCCGGATCCATTCCCTATTGGGGATGTGAGGGAAGTGGATAAATTTATTATTTGATCTAATAATCTATCCATAGCAGATATAAATTTATCTCCTAAAATTAAAGGTTCTGAGGCTTTATTTCCAAAATAAATTTCTTTAGATTGTATTACAGTTACTGGGGATTCTATTACTACACTTTTAATTGAATTTAATTTAATTGAATTAGCTGAGCTTAGTAAAATTGAATCATTTTTAGCATTAAGTAATAAACGTCCTGATGTTAAAATTATTTGCTCTCCTACAAATTGGTTAGGTGATGTTGGTGGGTTTAGACTAGGAAATGATGTATAATACCCTTCGGAGGATGTAGATGGTGTATCAATTGGGATTTGTTGAGTAGATGTTATATAAATACTAGATAAATCTTTATTAATATCTTCTATTTGAGGTACCCACGGATCTTTACCATTATCATGTTGACCATTTTTAATAATAAGAATTGGGTCTCCATTTGTACCAGCCTTGGACCATGGATTAGGGATAGTAGCATTACTAACCGTTGAACCATACCTAAAACTTTGACCAAATCTACCCTCATATATTATGTCTCCTTCATAAGGTAAAAGGGTTTGTAATGTAGGATCTTCTTGAAATGTATTACCTAAATTTATTTCTGTACCACCATCTGTAACTCTTCTAACAGCCCCGGCTCCAGTTTGTTTATAATCTCTTTTTTGGGATTCTGGTAGGGTACTTTGGAAGGGGTTTGGGATTCCATTATGGTGATTACTACCCCATATATTTATAGGATTGAAATAGTAGAATGATGTATTATTTGGGGATTGAGCATTATCACTATTGGGGAGAGCCATTATATAAACTATTTCATTTATTAATGGGTAATGTTTAGTGTTTGGGAATAGTGGTTTTGCTATTTCGTTTTTTGTGGGGTCTGGGTTTTGGTTTGGGGATTTAATTCTTGTGAAGAAAATTATTCCAATACTAGACCACTCCCCCAATCTATTAAATTCTTTAGGTAATGTTACATTATCTAATATAATTTCAGAAACTCGAGCAGAAAAAACTTGACCACCCCCCTTACGTGTGTCTCGTGAAGTAGATCGGGATTGACCTGTTACTCTTTTAGGCATTAATCTTCACTTTTATTATTTGTAAGTTTATCCATTTCAGCTAACAATTGAGCTTTTTCATCATCAGAAATACCTAACCCACTATCATCATTATTATTATTGATAACACGTTGGATAATAGTAGCCATTTTAATTAATTGCTCATCATTTTTAACACCAATCTCCATGTACTCTTTTATTAAAGGTACGATAAGGGTAGCATCACCTATTTCTTGAACTAAAGGTTTTAGTTCTGATATTAGTGCTGTTACTTGTGCTTCTTTTTTCTTTTGGTTATTGTATATCTCTTCTAAAATATCAGAGAATTTTTTATCGCCAAATATTACTGAGTCTAATTGTCCCATGGGTTTTTGTTATAAATATAGGAAAATAAAATCTATTTATATGGAAATCTATTATGTTCCAAATAAAATAGGTATTTTTCCTTAAATATAGCATATAAAACATTGGCTATTTTTGTAATTTTAGGAGTTTTTACATCCACTTGCTCTCTAATATAAATGTAAAGGGCTTTTTTATTGAAGATGGAAATTGCATCTCTTTTTCTAAATAACTCTAGAATAGCATCTGCTATCTTAGCATCGTATTCTTTTGGAAATATTTCATAGATGTGTTCGGTACAATATTTGGAGTATAAATCCATAAACACTGATAGTTTATCTTCGTATTTATATCCTTTAATACTTAATTCGTCACCATCATTATTCTCATCTCTATCAATTAATAGGGAGTTTATTTCCTTTTCAATTCGAGGTGAATTTACAAACCCCGATGATTTTGTATCTAAATCTGAGTAGTTATTTAATGATGTAATAGAAATATTGGTTATTTTCTTTTTATAATTCTTCTGATTGTAAACTATAAGCCAACGTTTAACAATAGTCCCAAAATAAGAATATGCCTTAGCCCCACGTTCGGGTTTGAATAAGTGGATTTTAGACAATAGAAATGTCATTATTTCATGTTGAAGATCTTCTAAATTATCAACCCCATCAGTATAATAAAACTTGAAAGTATGAATTATATTTTCAGTTAATTTGTAGAAGGGCCAATGTACAAATTCGGCGTACAGTTGGCTACGTTCTTCAAAATCAGTAGATGAATTATATCTAACAATTGCATCTTCGGTTTCTTGGGTGAAATACCTTCTTGATTGTTTTTGGGATTTGTGTTTTCTTATAATAGAGTCCATAAGGTTATTTTAGTTTTTTCAACTTGAATTCATTCAAGATTTCTTGAATCTTTTTTACTTGAGCGAAGAAAAAACCAATTTCATCATCACTTTCAAAAGATCCTTTATAATCAATCTTTTTTAATTTAGCGTCTGATGCTTCTATAACCTTTGAAATTTTATCTAAATAGATAAGATAGCCTACTACGATATCTTCGGCTTTTTCGTTTTTACGTAGTAGGTTGAGGGTTGTATATCCTAAGATCACAACCAAAACCGATAAGACTGTTATTGCTATTATATTTAAGTATATCATAAGTTGTCTAACATATTTCTTAACCCTTCACTTTTAATAGAACTAAGAGCTTTGTTCTTTGCTTTATTGGATGAGTTTGTTTTATGGTTTGTATTTCCCCCCAATGTAAAATTATTTGGTGGGGTATCCCCATTATTGTTTAATTTAGGTAACCATTCAATTTCGAATTCTATCCTAGCAGCCATCATATCTGCCTGATGTAATACGAAAACTATTGAGGTGCGGGGTTTTTGTTCAACCATAAACCCTTTCAAATATTTCTCATTAGCTGGATCATATAAACCATCATGTGTCTGGATAGCTATCATCTCGTTAAATGAGTATTGGATACCGTGAGATTGTAATAAGAATAAACTTCTATCGGGGACGGCTGAGAATTGTACCTTCTTATTAAACATATAATCTTCACCTAGTTTTTCACGTCTCCATTTATCGGTCTGTGGGATGTATGATTCCTCATTTTCATCACCCATTTTACCTAAATCATGATTCAAAGCAGAGAAAACAAGTTCTTCAATGGTAAATGTACTAATGTCCATTCCAAACTCTACCCAAACATTATAGATACTAAGTGAACCTTCAATAACCCTATTAACATGGTCAACATAACCCCCGGGGAAGGCATTATGGTATTCTTTTTTATGAGCCGCGGGCATGAGCATAAGACGCTCTTGATACTTTTCATAAAATTCAATTACCTTTTCTTTACGTGGTGATTGGATATGGGTATTAATATGACCCATTAACCTGTCCCAATTTGCTTGGATTTCCTCTGCTTTCAATTTCATAACTTTAATTTAAATTTAACCGTTTCTAAGTGGTGTTTGATCTCGGTTTATCATAGATCTAACTTCATCTTGCATCTGTTGTAATTCATCTAATGCTTGGGTGAAGTCTTGAGTAGTACTCTTCCCATTCAATAAGTGGCGAAGATGTCTAACCTTCCCATCGATTTGATCGAATCTCCTATCAATCAATTCCATATTTCTAACGTCCATAATGTTTTATGTTTTATGTTTTAATGTAGTACCAATATACAATCAAATATCCGGTTATCCAACCTATCTTATTCAATCCATTATATCCTACATTTCCTTTTTCCCTTTCCTATCATTCCTTTAAACCTTGGTTTTTAAGTTACGTGAGGGGGAGCTGGTATCCAAGTTTAAGTAGACAGTTTTGGGGTTTTGTCTAGAATTTTCTTAAGTAGTGCACACTTTTCATATTCTTCCTGGTGTTGGAAATAGCTTATCCCTAGAGCAAGTGATGTATCTAAGTATTCATCTGAGTATTTATATATTGCTAATAGGTGTTCAACATCTTCAACATTAATATTCTTGATGTAATACCATGCTCTATTATATACCACGAATTCCCCAGCTTCCTTCATATCTTGGATATCTAATTCATGATTAGCCTCCTTGAAGAATTTAAGGACTTTTTTATTGAAGTTTATATGGTTAAGGACAAGTTTTTTATACATACCAACCCAGTAAATTGGGG